TTCGGCCCTGAGCGACCACAAGGCTTCCCTGTCTTGCAGTCTACCCAACCCTTGCCTTGATTCTGGCTAAACCACTTCTTGAGTGACTCACCAGACTTACTTTTTCTTACGGCCACTCTTGTTTCCCCAGTTCTTAGCACCTACCTTTCGGCACTTTGCTACAGCCCCTGATGCATACGCTGAAGGCCAAACCTTATAGCGGCTTTTGACCTTCTTAGCACAAGCGTCTAACTTCTTTTTTTTGGCGGCCATTACTTACGGCCTTTCTTCATACACTTGCCCATTGCACGACATTTAGCCTTGTTTGGGCAACCTGCACAAGGTTTGAATGCTTTGCTAGACTTTGTAGTTTTCTTTCCAGTTGAATACGCCATTACTTAGCCTTCTTCTGTGCTGTCTTTGATAGGTCTCTAAAGTGGTAAAGACGTTTAGAATTTTTAGTGTGCCGCATACCAGAGTGTAATTCACCGTTTGGCATTTTATGCATACCACCTTTGTGTTCGGTACCGTCCCTAAAGTAATGCTTTACACCTTTAGCCATTATGCGTTCCTTGTGGGTTTCTTAGGCATTGGTCTGTTAGCTACCATCGGCTTTTTCTTTTTTGCTTTGGTAACTTTTTTCTTTCCTGATCCATATCCATATCCCGTCATGTTACTTTTTCCCTATCATTTCCATAAGACCTTTACCGGCTTTAACACCGAATGAGGCTAGTACAATTACCATGAGTATTTCATGATACCAAGTCGGCAAAGTTGCCAATGCTGTAAACCCTGATTGAATATGTCCTACCATGCTTGGTATAAAGACAAGGATCAGAGGTATGCTGAACACTATTGTAAGCCACTCGTCCTTCCACGAGTTCTTGGAAGACTCTGCCATGATGCGTTCCCAATCCGCTGTGGACTGTGCCGCTGTTTTCAGTGCGGTGGCTTTCGCCTCTGCAGTGGCTTTGGTTGATTCCGCCTTGGCACTGACCCATGTACCTGCCAAGTTCGTGATAGCTGTGACTAGCCCAATCATGTAGCATCGCCTTTAGGCTCTTTGTGAAGTGGAATACAGGCCATGTTACGTGGGTCTTCTTTATCCTTCATAATGCTCATGGCTTGTAAAAAACACTCTTCTGGTTTGTCAAAGGTGTGCATGTCGATTACTTGAAAAGTATTTGTAGCTACTAAAATGTAATAAATTCCTACAACCTTCCACATAATTTATCCTTGTTTACTTAACCAGTAAAATATATATATCACCAAACCGACGGCTGAGAGAATGCTAATGCCCAAAGTAATGCAAAGGCACCAATCCATAATCTGTTTTTTACGTTGAGCTTTTTTGGCTTTCTCAGCTTTTTCTGCGGCTTCACGACTTTCCTTCATTTTACTTTGGTAGTTTAACCAATCAGTCCATAACCCGGCTCGCCCTTGCCAGATCATCATTTGTTTGAGCGTGTTTTCATACTCTTTGAGACGCTCTGTAGCCATGAATGCTTGGAGATCAGATTTATATCCATGTTCATGTGCTTTCTTTTGTATTGTAGCCTTGAGGCCAAAGTAGTCTGCTAATGCGTCTCCTGCTTCATATAGTTCTTTACCATTAGCAATGGTTTGTTTAATAACGCCAAAGGCCGCATTAGCGGCGGCCAACTCAGCTATCATCTGGGCGATCCTTGCCCAACATCTTTCTTACTGTTTTTGTTTCGTAAATGCGAATAGCTGTCCACACCAGTGTAAACAATGCCGCCAATGGAGGCAACATTTCACCAATCGTACCTACTACTGTAACTACACTTAAACCGTCTACGAGTGTCTTAGTGCTTTCTGTTGCCATTTCTTTCACATCCTGCCCTTACTCAGCTAAGCTGATGGCGTTCCACCCGGTAGTGTTATCTGCTTGGTATGCTTCTTCATCCCAAACATAATTACCTTCGGGTTTAGTAATAGGAGATTCCCACGCAAGAGTTGTTGTGTTTTTAGTCCAAGAAGCATATGGCTGTGGAGACCAAAAGCAATCATTTGCCACATCAAACTCAAAACCTTTACCTGCGTAATTCTTACGAAAGTTAGAGTTGTAGGAAGTTTGCTTCCAAGTTCCACCTAAGAGTTGGCTACAAAACTCTGATCCAATAGCTTCAGAGCCGGGATAGATACCACCTCCACAGTCATCATTAGAAACAACAATAACTCTTTGTACTATGTTATTTGCATCAATTTCTGCAAAGTGGGCCATTATTAAATTTCCTTACGATTAAACTGCGTACCGGATGATGACAACGCCTGTACCGCCGTTACCGCCAGTAGCACTGTAACCACCGCCACCGCCGCCTCCAGTATTAGCCGTACCGTTTCCGCCTGCAACACCGCCTGCGGTTCCACCGTTACCACCGCCACCTTGACCGCCAGTACCTGCCAAGCCGCCTAAGCCTGATCCGCCTCCACCGCCTGCATAGTAAGTGGCTGTACCATTAACAGAAGACTGAATACCATCACCGCCGTCACCACCATTAATACCGGCTCCAGTAACGCTTTCACCAACTTCTCCTGCACCGCCACCTCCGGCACTTTGATAGTTAGCACCACCATTAGCTTGTGCGCTACCACCGTTAAATCCGTGTTGGAATGTGCCTTTACCTCCGCTATGCGAACCGCTGTTGTATGCTTGCGCTCCGCCCCCGCAGCCACCATCTCCACCTGCACCGTTGGGGAAAGAAAAACCTCCACCGCCGCCATCTACATCAAGGTCTCCGAACGATGTTGTTCCACCTTGAGAGGCTAAAGTAGTACCAGTATTCGTACCTGCGCCTCCGGCTCCAATAGTAATAGTGTAATCACCTGCGGCTAAGTAAACAGAAGGTTCAACACCTGCTAAGGCACCAGATGTTTCGCCAGAGATAGAAGAGCGATAACCACCGGCACCACCTGCAGAACCCAAGGTAGAGCCTCCGCCGCCTCCACCGCCACCTACGATGACGTAATCAAAGAGTCCTGCTGTAGTAACTGTAAATGTACCAGACGATGTAAACGTATGTATTTTATTACCACCGGCAGTGGTTTCTGTTCCGCCTGAACCCGCCCCTGCCGTAACAGCAGTAGAGCCTCCGCCTCGTCTAACAACTAAACCTTCACTCATCGGACAACCTTAATCTGAAGCGAAAAACTTTTTGCAGGTTCTGCTGTAGCATATACCTTTAATGTATTGGCTGAACTTGCTTCCACACGATAAACTGTAGCCCACTCTGCACCAATGTCAGTAACGTCTGAATAGGACGCTCCAGATAAATCAATATCTACAATTGGTGTATCATTAGCAAGGAGACCACTAACAGTTTTTGTTGCAATGTAAGGGCCAGAGCCTGTCCAATCGGATGAACCTGCTGATCCTGTAACTGTAGTTGTATATAATGCTGTTGTCGCGTATGTTCCTAAATCACTAACTTGAGATTCAGTAATTGACAAAGCCGCTTGGTGTTGCGTAACCGATGCTTGGGTAATGTTTGAATTTGGGACGTTAGCCCATACGACCGCCGCAGACAAATCGTTAGTTTCTGTAAAGCTTTGTAATGCGGAGTCAGCTTTAGCACCCTGTGCCGCTGTAGCGTAGTCTGTAGATGCTGTAGTAGCGACAGTGCCTAAACCTAAATTAGTACGTGCAGTAGCGGCATTATTTAAATCGGACAGATTATTAGATACACTTAAAAAATCCGATGCACTTACAGCCGCATTAACCCATGCAGAACCTGTGTAAACTTTAAGTGTATTGGTGCTAGTGTTAAAATATAAATCACCGGCTGTTAATGCATCGCCATCATTATCTACTGTAGGATCACTAGATTTAGCTCCTAAGTAAATATCATCAATATTATCAGCCGCTAGTTCAGCGGCGGTCTGTGCCGCTTGTGCCGCAGTTTTAGCAGTGTTGGCATCATTGGCGTGGCCTAGTGCTGTTGTTGCGTGTCCGCTTGCTGTAGTTGCTGAGCCAGAAGCCGCAGTTGCGGAAGTAGCCGCCTGTGTTGCTGAAGTAGCGGCGGCAGAAGCTGAAGATGCAGCGGCGACTGCTTGGGCTGTTACATCAGTAACTGTAGCATCTGTAGTAGAATCACCCGCGCCACCTGTACCACGATAAAGTGCCATTAAAATCTCCAGTGTATAGAATTAGAAAGAGAGCCTCGAAAGGCTCCCTAGTTTACTTAGGAGTTGAACACCAAAGTAAGAGCTGACTCAGGACGTAAAACTTTTACGCCATACAGAGTGTCTGCAGTGAACAAGTCACCTAAGAACTCTTGCTTGTACTGAGTTTGTGAGCGAATACCCATTTGCTCTGCAAATACCATTGAGTCACGATGACCAAGGATACCTGCTTTCAACTCTCCACCCGCAGAGTTAGCAGCTGCAGTTTCTACAACAGGGCAGTTAGTTGAGACATAAACGTCAATACCATAAAGGCTACCGATGTTACCGTTTTGTACAGGCTGACCTGATACGAAATCAGATGAGCTGTAACGGTCAATACCACGGATAGTCTGTACGACTGATGGAGGTACAACAAGGAAACGTCCGTCCATAGGAGTATCGTTGTCATCTAACTCTTTGACTGCTTCACGGAAGCCAGTGTCAGAAAAGATGTCAGCCGCTGCTACAGTGTCAACAGCATAAGCTGTTAAGTTTGTAGAAGCATCCATGAAGAACGAGTTGCTGTGTACGTAGTCAGCACCATCAGAATCGCCGAATGACTTAGCCAAAGCAAACAAGTCAGTATCGACCTGCTTTGCAAGTGCATAGCCTGCGTCTGAAGTGTAGAACTGACGTAGTGAAGCGAGTGCTTGCACATCAGTAATGTCTTCGATCATACGAGAGTACTCGTAATGTTGATCTATTGTTACTTGGACTTCTGACTCAGTTGCCGCAATCAGAGTTACCTGAGTTGAAGCCGCCTTTGCAGAAGCATCGCCACGAGTTGGCTTAGGGATGTGAAGTGTATCTCCCTTTTTACCAGTCATTGGCATACGGTTTACAAGATTAGCAAGAACGAGAGCCTTCTCGTATGCTGCGATGATTTCGTCTGACCAAATTTCTGGGATAAAAGTAGCCGCAGTAGTATTGGTGACGTGGTTAGTACCTAGTGCCATTGTTTTAGCTCCTTAACGCTATTTGACACGACCTTCAGCATATGCTGCCATAATCTCATCAGACATAGCTTGGTAACGCTTTGGGTCTGTTTGCATAAGTTTAATAATATCAGCACGACGATAGATTTTACGACTTGGTTTTTCACCAGATCCTTTTACATTTCCAGTAGACGCTGTTTTAATTTGACGTTCTCGATCTGCATTCTGCATAGCAGCAGTTTCTTTAACTAGGTTTTGCCGTTCTTTCCAGGTACTTAAAAGTTCGTGTGCAGAAGCATAATCAAATTGTTGGTCTGCTCGTGCATACAATTCTTGTCGTACTTGAGATCCACGCACCCATTCTTGAAATGCTGAATCTTGAACGATCTCTCCAAAGTCTGGATGATCTGCTTGCAGTTTATTTAAAGCTGTTGCTTGTTTCATTGCAATTGATGTTTGTTCTGCTTTTTGTACAGCAGGATGTGATTCAATTGCTTTGGCAATAGCTTTATCTGGATCAGTAAAAAAGTCGTACTCTTCGTCTTCTTCTTTTTGTGGGCTTACTGTAGCAGTTTGAGTCTTGACAAAATCATCAACAATTCGTCTGAGTTCACCAACTTCTGAAGATTGCTTGCCTAAAAGTTTTTCAGCTTCCTGGTGCATCTGAACAATATCACTAATATCTTTGTTCCGATATTTTTCAGGAAGACTATCTTCTTCAGGTTCTGCTTCAACAGATTGTTCCGGTTCTGGATGCTGTTGTTCTTCATTAGTTACATCAGCGAATGTTTCTCCGTTATCAGGTTGATATTCGGGACTCTCTTTTAATAAACGTGCCATATTGTTAAACTCCGTGCCGTAGCATTATGGAAGTGATTAGTGTTGAGCGGCTCTTTCGTGATCCTTAGCCCACGCATCATCGGCATCAGGCCAACCTGTACCTTTGAAATGTGTTCGGATACTAGAGATTATCCGCTTTGCGGTGTCACCACACTCAGGACAAGTAGCAAACTCATCAGATGAATCTACCCATTGTTCTTCAATGTGTTGACAGTTAGTGCATTTAAAGTCGTAACGTCTAATCATTGTCAGACTCCAACTCAAATGCATTTTGTATTCCAGTTTCAAAGCGCACAATATTTAAGAGTGATGTACGTTGTCCTTGTAAATGGAATAATTCTTGTTCATTCTTGATATCTTCAATTTGATGTGTATCAAGAGACTCTTGTGCTTCTGCTACAAATTGTTTCCAACCTGGATGCAGAAACAAATCAAGATAGTTTTCATAATACTTTTCTTCTTCAGGGGTCAAAGCATTCTCCTTCTTCTGGTGCTTTGAATATGTAGAATATTATATCATACTTTTTAGAAAATGTCAAGACCTTTTGCCACGCATTTGCATTTCAACAATATCTTCTTTTGTTTCAATTTCACGTTGCTTTAATGCAAGCTCTGCAATTTTAGCTCGACGGTTAAATTCTTTTTCTGTTGGTTCAGAACCCATTCCTTTCATGACAGCAGTGTATCGATCTGTTTCAGCCTCTACTGGTAACAACTGAGTTTCAACTTGATTCTGTTGTACACGTGTCATTACCTCTGCAGTTTGAGCTTGGACGTACTCAAGTGTAGCTTGTTCTTTAGCTATAGCCATCTGGAATTGTTGTTCTTGTAACTGTTGAGCTTGTGGGTTAGGTTGATTAGCTTGTTGTAGTCCTGCAATAATTTCTTCACGATTACTTAAATTCATGTTATCAACAATTGACTGAATCAATAATGGATACATAGGTGACTCAGGTGACATTGTTTGTAACAACTGAACAAGCTGTGTTACTTCATACTCGCGGGCAATAATACCTAAAGAGCTAGAAGCTACAAACTTAAAATCTTTAACTGGATATAATTCAGGAGCAAACTGCATGTAACGATGCGCTGCTTTAGTTACAAACGGAAGCAAGAAAGAATCTTGGAAATTAATTAACGTGCGCTTGTGACGCTTGATGATGGCTCCCAGTGACATAGAGATACCTGCGGCTGTGGAATCTCCATTGATACTTCCTGGTATACCTGCCGCATCAATAGCCCCAGTTGCCATTTGAACCATTTGTTGGAGACTGGCCGATTGATTAAATGTGTTGGCGTCAAGATTTCCAAATCTAAACGGCTGTAAGACTTCTGCGGGATTGCCGTTCGTAAGGATGGCCTTGCCGGGTCTAACTTCCAGTTTGCTTCCACGAGGTAAACGTGAAGCATCAACAGCAAGCATAGGATGTACAGTAAGCGCAAGTGCGTCAATTCGTGCTCTCAGTTCAGTGTCAAGTGCTTTCTGTGCGTTATATCCTTTTTCGCAAATACCACGCCCCCAAAAACGAGATGGTACTACGTCCCACGGAAAAGCTACAATTGGACGATCCTTCATCATGTAAGGATTTTCTTCTGCTTTTAATAAAATACCATTGTTTGCAATTATAACAATAGCTTCAACATATTCTGATTGATTAGATTCTGTACTAGATTCTTCATCACCTTCAGTCGTTTTAGCTTCATCTAGTAAGTATCTTGGAACAAGACCATAGTACTTTGTTAAACGAACTTTGTCATCCATGTACAATGTTAAGTCTTGGTCAGCTTCAATATCTGTATCAGGTGATGCTGTTGTGACATTAGCTTCCGAATCATAGATACCTGCTTCTTGTGCAAGTTCAACCTGATGTAACGGAACAAACTCATCAATAGCAACACCCAGTGCTTCGTCAATATTTGTAGCAACTGGATCAATCAAAAAGTTTTGTGGCATTACTGGTCTAAGTTTAACAACGGTTCGCGTACGTTGTTCAACGCCAACTGCTTCCATAGCTCCGTCCATAACAGGTTGCGTAGCAGGAACCATTTCTAATGTTTGCTCAAGAACAATTTCACCAATGCCTGTACCAAAAACTGCTGAATTAATTAAACACTCTGCAATTGATTTACGTGCCTTAGCAAACCGCATATCTTCGTCAAGTTTTAAACGCAAGTACTGAATGTCTTGGGGCTGTTGATCCATGTAGTCGTCTTTGATGTCGAACCATTTACCACGACCAAATGTCGCTTCTTCGACTTCAGCTACACTTGACTCAACAGCCTGTTGGAGTGCAGGAGAAATTAATCTAGATCGTTCTGACTGTCGCATTGAATCTTCTTGCGCCCAGATTCCACGCCATAGCCTGTAGTACTCATCAAACTTTTCTTGGTAGTTTGATTCGTAATGGTCACGCCATTGGTTACATTTATTAATTACCCACCCTTCTAATGAAGTAGTGTCTTCTACATCGCGTTCATACTGCATATTAATATCCTGCTACGGGGTCTAATACTTCAAAGTCTTCTTCTTCATAATCGTAGTAGTAGGAGACTTTCGCTAATTGATCTATGTATGCTAGTGCATCAATTAAATCATCATGCACTAAATGATTTGGGAACTGAAACAACTCATCCATAAATTGGGAGTTCCATTCACCTTCGTTTAAAATTATTTGTCCATGTTCAAAACGTCCTTGCAAACCCCAAACAATTCTATCAGTTTTTTTCTTATTCCCATGTGTCAACTCTTCCACTCGAAAAAATCTTTGAGATGATTTCATAATGTCCGTTAAGTAGGGAAGTACCGCATTCTTTAATGCTCCTTTTTCGATACCAACCGCTACTGGTTGATACCGTGCTACAGCATCGAATATTTTCTTTGCGGTCTTTTTGATATCCCATCGACCATGAATAATATCTGCTACCCACCATCCGTCTTCATTTGCCTTTACAACTGCTATGGCTGTTTGATCAAGTTTTTTATTTTTCGATTGTGTTGCTGCTTGTACGTCTGCAAAACCTGCAAGGTCAACTGCAATATAGTAGTCGCCTGTTTCTGGTTCTTCGTCATTAAACTGTAACCAGTCTTCTTTAAAGATTTCTGAACCCATTGCTTCAAAGCTCGCCATAAACTCCTGACGGAAGGCATAGCTAGACATTGACTTCTTAGCTGTGTCAATTTCTTCTGGGTCAAGTAAAGGGTTATCATAGGATGTAAAGTGCCACGCTTTATAGCTTTCATCATCGCCTACATCAGCATATATATACAAATCATAAAAGTGATTTCGACCCATTGGCGTACCGATAAACATGGCATCACCTTTTTGGTCAGCAAGTGCAGGTCTCAGAATTTGTTCCCATACAGACGGCTTCATATCCGCATACTCATCCATAACAAGGAATTTAAGGGAGACACCACGCATTGTTTCTGGTCTATCAGCACCCTTAAGTGAAATCGTTGTACCGTTAATTAAAGTAATTTGCAGATTGTTAATATGTGAACTCTTGATTACAGGATGTGCAATCTCTAACAGAGTAGACCACATAATATCACGAGCCTGTCCCTGTGTCGGAGCTACATAAAATACATGACCACGTTCTGCTTGGAGTGCATAGATTACTAACATCCACGCTGCTAGTCTTGACTTTCCAGTTCGGCGACCTGCCGCTACAATTTTAAATCGAGTAGGATCTGAAAATACTTCTTGCTGCCAGGGCAACAGTTGAACATTAAGCTCCACCGATTAACTCTTCATCACCATTAAGTAATTCGTTTAGTACAACTAACTGTTCAGGTTCCTGCATTGGAACTGGCTGCATTGGGGGTTTAATTGTTTGACCAATCGAAATGCGATTTGGATTTTTAATATTATTAGAAGCAACTAACTCATCAACTGAGTAGCCCATTTGTTTTGCAATCTTGCCTAACGTATCACCTTTCTTTACTTGGTATCCAAGCAAGTCTTCTTTTTTACCTAACAGGATTTTACTTTTTACACCTTCTTCTGGCATTATTTCTCCGGCTAAATAACGAGCAGCACCATACAAGTCTTTAACTTTTCCTGGAGCAATACGAGAAAAGTCATAATCATCTGTTAAGAAAAGATTACCATCTTCTTCGATAATCGTACCACCACCAATAGTAAACGCAGCATCTGCAATTGGATTATCTTTCAAAGTACCTAACAACTCTAAAAAACTTCCACGCTTTTCACTATCACTAACTAAGTCTCTAGCTGTTAAGTTTTCAGAAATACGTGGATAGTCTTCGTAGTCGATATTCATTCGACCTTCTGATAAAGCATTCATTGCAGCAGAACGTAAAACATCTAGTACTTCCGGTTTAAAGTCTTCTGTTGTTTTTTCTTCAACACCAAATACAGAACTAGCTAGTTGTTGCGCATACTCTGGAATAAAATCAAACAAACCTTTCATCGAACTTCCTTCATTATATTTACTAGTTCTACGCTACGATTACCTACCTGACTATACCACTTACTATTAACCATTTCGTTCGCAGCCATTAAGTAGTTTCCTTCATTGACATATCGAACCATGTTTTTAAACTTAGATAGTCTAGATCGACCAAGGTTAAAAGCCATATTTACACAGACACGTTTAGCATCATCTGGATGTGAATCAAAGTTCAAGAAGACAGCACATGCATCTGATACTGCAGTTTCAAAGTCTTCTTCAAACCAACGATCAACCTGAACAGCAAGGATTTCATCTCCAACATTCCAGTCATCTTGGTTGACTAGATGTCCAATACCGCCGGTCTTGAGTCCTTCAGTATCTAAATAAATATCAAAGCGAATACCTTCATGTCTTTGTAGGTCTAGCTTAATTTGGTTTTTTAGTTCTTCACTCAGAGACATTTGTGTACTCCGCTTCAATAGGTTCTTTTGCACCTACAATTGTTGTATCACCGCCAACACCTGTAATGGTAATGCTAACTTGTGAACGACCGCCAGTGTTTTTATCTTTATCAAAGTAGGATAGTGGTAGTACTCTATCCATACACATTTTTAATGCAGCCATCTGTCCAGGGTGCTCATCGTTCTGCGCAATCTCAATTACTTTATTGATTACTTTGTCGCCCGATGTAGCTAACAGTCTAGCTTTGAATTCGTTAATTCTAGCTGCGTCACCTGGTGGGCGACCTCTAACACCACGATTACCTTTTTTCTTAGCGTCGATCTCAGTTTTTCTAGGACGACCGCGCTTAGGCTTGGTTTCCGTCACTTCATTCATAGAAATATCCTACGTTATTTGGCTATAGTATAACATACTTTTAAATGAAAGTCAAGTATTCCTTTATTGCTGTTGTAATGTAACAGATTCTGCGCAGAATGTAGTGTGCAATTTCTGTACAGTTATCAAATACTTGTTAGACTTTATAGTAGTTTCGTATTGTCAAAACTTTTTAGTCAATTTAGCTCTTTTTTGTATCTGTGTAGGTACTGTATAGATCGACGAAGCCACGGCAGCCCCCCGGGGCTATGCAGGTTTCGTGCCAGGTCTATCAAGACTCTATTAGACTTTGGTCTACATAGACTAAGGTATAACTATCCAGGTCTTGACAGTGTGTGGGTCTATGTAGTACCCTATAGGGTTTTTCTATTTATAGGCAATGCTGCATACTACTAAAGTCTATGTTGACAGTGAAGCACCAAGTATGTTAGTCAAGACTATTCATATATTTTAGAAACCTGGTTAGACTTTAGTATAATAGACCTATGTCTAATACCATTGGTGCAACGCACAATATACCATGGCAATTGTCGATACAGACAACGATACAAACAGTGATAGATAAACACGTACAAACTCAAGCAGTATCGTAGTCAGTGAAACCATATTAGGCATATTGTCAAAAAAGTTTCACAAAGTAGTTGACAATTGAATACGAATATGCATAATAGAATACATAGCGTACAGTTTGGGTGTTGGCCACTACGAAGTGTGGACTGTACATGGCAACATAGACAACAAAAGACCCACTTCTTGGCAACGTGCAGAAGTCAGTGACTGCCACCATTATAAGTCGCATTCGTGCGCCTATGGGCGTGGACACATAATAGTATGCATCCGAATCTGCCTAGTTAAATTGACCTAGCTAGCAAGCAATTGGTACTACGGTCAAACGGCTTTATCTCTCACATGTTGCATTGACAGTTGGCATCAGCAAAATCCAGGTTTTGTTGGTGTCAGCACTCAATGCATCAAGCATTGGTTAGCTAAACATTGAGAGGTAATAGCTATGAAATTCGCATCATCAAAGTCTGTTTCTTGGGTTCGTTGGTCAGCATTGCGTACAGCAAAATTGCATGGACGTAAGTTCTTCAACCTTGTTGGCATTCGTGGGTTCGTGGCATTGCGTAAGTACAAATCACGTGGTTACACAATCCAGGCCTCACCACTGACTAAACAGGTACATCTTGGACGACTAACAGTTGGTGTCGGCAAGTACAACTTTGCATAGTGTTCTGCCAATGGGCATTGGGTATTGACTCAGTGTCCATTATCGGTAACACTACCGAAATCATAGAGAGGTAAAGCACAATGGGTAAAGAAAATATCTTGACAATCTTCAACCTGGCTACTCCAGAAGAGATTGAGCATGGCATTACATGGTACGCTACGGCACACTGTGAGTGTCTGTCTATTGCTGAAGACCTAGATATACCACTCAACGTAGTTGTAGGCGTGGTTGCTGCTCTGT